AAAGCTTTGACCGAGAAGTGTTCGAGATTGGGCAGGGCCCGATCCCTCCGCTGCACTTCGGATGCCGGAGTCTGAGGCTGCCGGTTGTACGGCAAGAGTTCCGCCGAGACAGCATGGGAGAGCGCGCATCCATGGACGGTCCCGTCAGTAATCAGACCACCTATGGCGGCTGGCTCAAGGGTCAGAGCGAGGAATTCCAGAACGATGTGCTGGGCCCTCAACGTGCGCAGCTGTTCCGCTCTGGAAAGGTGAAGATCGACCGATTCACCGACAGTAACGGCCGAGTGCTGACGCTCGACGAACTATCCGCCCGAGAGGGCATAGAGATCAACTGACCGGCATGAGCCGGTTTTTTTATGCCTGCAGGGCAGGCGCAACCAAACGTCCGGGGGACGAAATGGCACTGAAAACGAAGATCAACGCAGACGCATTCAAGGAGCTTCCCGAAGCGATTCAGGAGCTGTACGCCCAAGACGGTGACGACTACGTGCTGGATCTCGACGGCGTAGACGATCACCCCAGCGTGCGTGGCCTGAAGAACAAGCTGGACGAGGTGATGGGCGAGACCAAGGCAGAGCGCGAGAAGCGCAAGGCTCTGGAGGAAGCTCAGACCGAAGCTGAGCGAAAGGCCGCCGAGGAAAAAGGGGAGTTCGAGAAGCTGTACAAAACGGCTCAGGAAACCCTCGACGCCGAGCGCAAGCAGTCGCGGGAGTTCCGGGAGCAGATCACTCAGCGTGATATTCGGGCCAGTGCCCAGGAGATCGCCCGAAGCCTGGCCGCCAAGGATGCCAAGCGTGCCGACGTTCTGGCCGATTACGCCAGCAAGTACGCACGGCACGAAGACGGCCAGATCGTCTATGAAATCGGGGGCATGAAGATGGACCCCGCCAAGGTGGCCGAACACCTGAAAACCGAATACCCGTTCCTTGTGGACGGTCTCGATTCAAGCGGGGGCGGGGCTCCCGGGAATCCAGGAAGCAGGGCTTCCGAAAGCAAGCAAATCAGCCGCGCCCAATGGGACGAGATGCCACACGCAGACCGTGCCAGCTTCGCGAAAGAAGGCGGCAAAGTTGTCAATGATGATTAAGGAGCCCTCAAATGGCTAACGTACTGACCGATCTCGCAGCAGATATTTACAAATCAGCAGACATTGTAGGCCGGGAACTGACCGGCGCTGCATCCTCTGTGCTCATCAACGCCGATGGCTCCGAGCGCGTTGCGCTGGGTGACACCGTGCGCTCCCACTTCACCCGACAGGCCACTGCCTCGAACATCAGCCCTTCCATGACCATCCCGGAAGGTACTGACCAGACGGTGGACAACAAAACCCTGAGCATCACCAAGTCCCGCGGCGTCCAGATTCCGTGGACCGGTGAGGATGTTCAGAGCGTCAACAACGGCTCAGGCTTCGACACGATTTACGGTGACCAGATCCGCCAGGCAATGCGGACTCTGACCAACGAAATCGAGGGCGACATCCTGACCGAGGCCTACCGCAACGCATCCCGCGCTGTCGGTACCGCCGGCACCACGCCGTTCGGCAGCAACTTCAACGAAGTGGCCCAGCTTCGCCAGATCCTGGTGGACAACGGCACCCCCATGGACGGCATGACCACCATGGTGTTGAACACCCTGGCCGGCACCAACCTGCGCAACCTGGCCCAGCTGCAGAAAGCCAACGAGGCGGGCGGGGCTCAGCTGCTGCGTCAAGGCACACTGCTGGACCTGCAAGGCATCATGCTGAAGGAATCCGCAGGCGTTCAGGCTCACACCGCTGGCACCGGTGCGGATTTCGTTACCAACGGCGCGTTTGCTGTCGGCGACACCGCTATCGACATCGACGGCGGTACCGGCACCATCCTTGCGGGCGACGTGATCACCTTCAATGGCGATGACAACAAGTATGTTGTGGCGTCTGCCTTCTCTGGCGGCACCGTAACCATCGCCGCACCTGGCCTGCGTCAGCCGCTGGCTGATGGCGTGGCCGTCACCGTGGGCGCGGCCTACACCGGCAACGTCGGTTTCCACCGCAACGCCATCGAGCTGGTCATGCGTCCGCCCGCGGTTCCGCAGGGTGGCGACACCGCCGATGACAGCATGGTGATTCAGGATCCGTCCTCTGGCCTGGTGTATGAAATCCGCAGCTACAAGGGCTATCGGAAGGCAATGTTTGAAGTTTCAGCGAGCTGGGGTTTCAAGGCCTGGAAGCCGGAGTTCATCGCGGCCCTGCTGGGCTGATCCATCAAGCAATGAATCGGGGCGGCTCCGGCCGCCCCTTTTTATGAGGTGACCCATGGAAAAGCAAAGCACCCCGAAAAAGCAGCCGGCGAAAGCCAAGGCCCCCGAAATGGTCAAAATGGAGCGCAACGGCAAGACCGCCGACGTTCATCCGACCATGGTCGAGGAGTACCGCAAAGGCGGCTATGAGGTAGCGAAGTAATGGCAATCGTTGTCGAGAACGGCACCGTGGTGGCGGGCGCCAACAGTTACGTGACCGAGGCTGAACTCACCGATTATGCGAGTGAGCGCGGCATCACCCTGTCTGGCACCCCTTCCGTGCTGCTGATCAAGGCAATGGATTACCTGGAGTCGCTGAACTTCATCGGCACCAAGCACATCGAGGAGCAGCCGCTGCAGTGGCCCCGCGATGAGGTGTATGTCGATACGTACTACATCGAGCGGGAGACGATCCCGAAAGAATTGAAGACTGGCCAGATGGTGACCGCTATTGCCATCGACCAGAACCTGGACCCGCTGCGATCCGTCGCCCGGGCCACCAAGCGCGCAAAAGCGGACACGGTGGAGGTTGAATTCATGGACAACGCCGCCTCCGAGACCATTGTCCGCACCATCAATGCCGCCCTGCGCAAGCTGATTGCCAATGGCGGGGCCGGTGGTACGTCCTTCGCTGTGAGGCGCGCATGAGCCTCCGCGCTGACATCCAGCAGGCTATCGGCGGGGCCTTCGACAATGCTCTGGCCGACGCCGTGAAGCCCTTCACCGGTGAGCGGGAAGTGGCCGGCGTATACGATCCGGTGACCGGTACTACGCCGAACAGCACAGTGAGCTATCAGGGCCGGGGCGTCTTCGGCAGTTTCTCGACCGAGGAAATCGACCAGCAACACATCCTTGCCAATGACCAGAAGCTGATCGCCATGCAAAACGAGATCGTTCTGGTGGCGGATGACGAGCCCACCACGGACCCGGCCGCCCCGAAGATCGACGACAAGATCAACGGGCTGGACGTGATTCAGGTGCGCAAGGATCCGGCTGACGCTTCGTGGATCATTCAGTTGAGGAAAACCTGATGAGCTGGTCCCGGTCCCTATCCGAGTTCGCTGACGAGCAAGAGAAGCGGCTGAATGCCGAGCTCAGAGCAAAGGGGTTGCAGGCGCTTACCGGTGTAATCGAACGCAGCCCGGTAAAGTCTGGGCGGTTCCGAGGCAACCACCAGGTCACCGTCGGTGGAGAAACGGACGAGGTGCTGGACCGGGAAGACAAGAGCGGCCGAACCACCTTGGCCGATGGCCGGCGCATCATCGAAGGCATCAAGAAGCCGTTTACCTACATTGTGGTGCAGAACAATCTTCCTTACGCCGGCGTTCTTGAAAACGGGAATTCCAAGCAAGCCCCCCAGGGCGTATTCGCCGCAACCTTTGAGAGCCTGAAGCAATGACCTTCGAGGAAATCCGCATCGCGGTTGAGAGCAGAGTCGCAGCTTGGCCTGATGCCCCCGTAGCGTTCGACGGCGTGCCCAATTCTCCGGCGCTGCAATCGGCTATCGACAACAAGGACAGTTGGGTGCGGCTCACCATCAATCATGGCGATTCGTTCACAGCCTGCATCGGCGATGGGCCCAAGGTGCGGCGCACTGGCCTGATTCAGTGCCAAGTCTTCACCAAATTGGACCGAGGCAGCCGACCCGCGGCATTGCTGGCCGATTCCTTGGCCGCTCAACTGGAATACTGGCAGAGCGGCAAGCTGGAAACGCAAGCCGCTTCAGTGCAGCGCGTAGGGCCGGACGACGGCTGGTATATGTATCTGCTCAGCGTGCCTTTCCGGGCCGACTAACCCCCAACAATTCAAGCACCACCCACACCCGCCACCGAGCGGGTTTTTTGTGCCATAAACTCGCGAGGAATCCCCCATGGCAGAAGCAAACCGTGTCCGCATTGCATACCGGGCCGCAGGCACCACAGACGACTGGCAAGTCCTGCGTCGCTACAACGACGGCCTGACCGTTGGCACCGAAACCACGATGTCTGACGAGATCCGCAGCGACCGAAAGAAGTCCGATCAGAAGGTGGTCACTCTGACCGTCGGCGGCACTTTGGATTTCGAGCTGTCGGCCAACAGTTTCGATCCGATCTTGGCAGCCGCCTTCATGAGCACCTTTGCCGCTGACACTCCAGTCGTCGGCAGTGAGCAACTGACCGTCGGCACCACCACCGTCAAATTCGACATCCTGAAGTCCTATCTGGACATCGACAAACACGTCCTGATGGAAGAAATGGAGGTGGCTCAGCTGTCCATCACCATGGCGACAGGCAGCAAGATCGAGGCGCAGGTGACCTTTGCTGGCACCACCTTCAACGAAGATTACGACGCCAGCGGTGACACCTTCGTCGCTGCATCCGACGAAATCATCATGGACAGCTCGAACAACTTGGGCACGTTCCTGATCGATGGCAGCCCGATCTCTGGCATGTGCTTCACCAACCTGACGCTTGAGATTCTT